GAGCAGAGCAGAGCAGAGCAGAGCAGACTTGCGTTGACGGAACAATCTGTAAACCGCAATCAAGAGAAGTTGCAAACTGTATCAAGGCAAAATACGACTGCGGAATATCAAACTTGCGGTCGGATGGAAACTGTGTTGTTGAAAAGCCAAGGAGCAACATTAGATAAACAAATTGATATTGCAACAACATTGATGGCAAGGGATTACAAAGGGTTTGATAATTACGGAAGTAACGGAGTGATTGAATGGAAGTATTAGGAAGCATATATACAGAAGTTTCAGACAGATTTCAAAAAGGCATTATCGTGGGCATTTCCCGATGTGTAAAGGCTGAAAAACACGATTTAGGAGTAATTATGGCAGATGTAAATGTAATAGGTTCTCTTGAAACAAAATTTGAGAGCACCAACAGAATTTATGATGTGTGGGGGGGTGTAATCCAACGTTGAGTACAATGCAAGGCGGTAATCAAGAACCGAAAATACTTGAAACAAAACAGTTGGGATTTATGGATAGTGGCACAGGCAAACACCAATCAAACACAGTATATGACGAAAATGCACTTTGCCCTAATATCACAACAGTTGAGGGTGGCGGTACGCAACAGATTAAAGTGTGCGAAAGTCAGATAGTTGCTATGCGTGGCAGAAATCCCGATAATCCGTCAGATAGAACTGTGGGAAGTCCAACCGAGCAGAGATTAGAAGTGAATATACAAGGCGCAAGTAATTGCTTAACGAGTGTGCAGAAAGATAATTTATTGCTTGAAAAACCTCAATATCGTATCAGAAAGCTAACACCTAGAGAGTGCGGACGGCTGATGGGTGTATCTGATGAAGATATTGACAAAATGGCAGCAGTCAATAGTAATACACAGTTATATAAGCAGTTTGGTAACAGCATTGTTGTTGATATCATGTGTGCCATGTTTGAAAATTTGAATATCAATCAAGGTGGTACAGTATGAAAGACGAAGCAAAACACGAAATACAAATCTTACTTGACCTGTTAAAATCCAGCCTTACACGGAACGGCGTAAGCATGGCAACTGACAGAGAGGGAAATTTGATGTTTTTTGATACCGCAGAATATAACCGAAGCGGTGGCAAGACATTTGACGGATTTAGAATCAATATTAATGATTTAGTAAAGTAACAAAGCAACGGAACTTGAATAACAGATAAGGGGCGATAATATGGCAATATATCGAAATGTCCAATTGGCATTTTGGACGGACAGCAAAGTTGAAGACGATTTTACACCGGAAGACAAGTATTTTTACATGTACATTTTAACTAATCCGCAGACGAATATCTGCGGGTGCTACGAAGTGAATTTTTCGCAAATGGCAAGACATACAGGCTATAGCAAAGACACTATCGTAAGGCTTCTTGAGCGGTTTGACAAAGTACACAATGTTATAAAATACGATTCAAGTACGAAAGAGATACTGATATTGCGGTGGTACAAATACAATTGGAATAAATCGGAAAAAGTTCTTGCAGGAGTATTGAGTGCGGCAAAACGGATTAAATCTGAAAAATTCAGAAAATACGTTAATGATATTGTTGATTCAATCAGAAATGACACACCATTATTAGACCACAGCATTGAAGAAACATCTGATACCAATTTGCCCGACAATGCAAATGAAAAGGAAAACAATGTGGTGTATATGAATGTTATCGACTACTTGAATAAAAGATGTAATACTAAATACAGATACAATACGCAGACAACAAAACGGCATATACACGCAAGGATAGAAGACGGGTATAAAGAATCTGATTTTTACGAGGTAATAGACAAAAAGGCGGCCGAATGGTTGGGTACGGATATGGAAAAATATTTGCGACCGGAAACCTTGTTCGGAACAAAATTTGAAAATTATTTGAACCAAAATATAGTACCTAATAAAAATTTTAGCAAGGGTACTATTGATTGGGACAATGTGTAAAGGCAGGTGGCAATGATTGACAAGAGAAGAAACAGTCAAAATCATTCGGATTATGTGCGACAGCTATCCGAATTATAAGCCGAACAATATTTCAGAAATGGTCGACGTGTGGTGCATGATGTTAGAGGATTACAACTATAATCAAATTTCGGTTGCGTTAAAAGCTTACGTAACATCGGATACAAGCGGATTTGCGCCGAGTATAGGAGAGCTGATAGCAAAAATACAAATGATTTCACAGCCACAGGAATTGAATGAAATGGAAGCGTGGAGTTTAGTGAGTAAAGCATTGCGGAATGGCACATATGGTGCAGTTGAGGAGTTTTCAAGGCTTCCGCCGACCGTTCAAGAAGCTGTTGGGAATCCCGATAATCTAAGAAATTGGGCAACGTCCGATTACAAAGCGATTGAAACCGTAATACAGTCCAATTTTATCAAAACTTACAGAAG